CGTTGCCCAGGAACTTGCCCAGATGGTGAGCCGGTGCATGCGCGGTCCCGCCGACTGGTGCGAGGTGTTCGTACTCGACGACCTGATCCAGCCGTTTGTCAATAGGAACCGTGACCTCATGGTGGACTGGTTCCCCCTGTTTGAGCACCGGGGTATCAAGGCGGTGGACTGGTTGCCCAAGTTGATGGAGGTCCCCAATGCCTAGCTACATCGCCTACTGGAGAGCGATATCGAAACAGGCCGCAGTACGTGGTGACGAGAAACCCATGGGCATTGGCAAGTCGTCACCGTTTAGTCACCGGGAGGACGCCGAGAGGTGGTTGGATGCGAAGTGTAATGAATACCACACCAACCCCGAACACGTCGCCGAGGGGGTGTCGTGCATCGGGCAGATAGTGGCAACGACAATACCACCGATAGTCATACGGCACTGCCACGTACTGGTACTAGTGGACGAGCGTTGCCCAAAATGTCACACGTTAGTGACTAACCACGTAAAGTAAAATCTCACTTGACAACAGCACCATTTCTTAGTATCATAGTAGAGGTCGCAGTGCATCGCATCTCTATGAAAACGCAGGGGTTCTGTCCCCGGTGTGTGGCAATAGGCAATCAACTAATACTCAAGGAGAGTAACTCAAATGGCATTGAAAGCACGTGTAGAAGATCAGGTACTTGGTGGCGGTTTCCAAATCACCGCCGACGACACCGTGTACAAACTGCAAATCGGTGGCGCACTCCGTCACTACGAGCCGCGCCCCGGTGACAAGGACTTCGACGGCAACCCGGCGCAACCCGCCGACGCGCCGTTCATCTACGTCACCGCCACCCCAGTGAACCCCAAGACGCACAAGCCAATCACTGGGGCCGACTCCATGACCCAGTACTACCGCGCCGGTTGGGACCTCACCCACTTTGTACCGGCTAACGTCGTGGATGGGGATCTCGACAAGCTGGCACTAAAGGCGCAGCCCAGCGAGAAGGCCCTCGTTGGCTACCGCACCCTGGCCACCCAGAAGGGAGAGGATACGGGGTTTCTCAAGGGGGGCGAGGCGGCGCTGTTAATGTCGGCTATCCAGATGGGCGTGGACTTCAACGTCGACTACCTGGATGAACTGTCCGGCATAGTGTGTACCTTTACCCAGGTGGACACGGGCAAGCTGGACAAGAACAAGAAGCCCAAGCTCCTCTCGGTGCCGTCCAAGATCCTCGCCGGTCCCGGCGGCGCGTCAGTGAATGGGCAACCCGCAACCAAGCAAGCCGCAGAGCAGGAGGAGGAACCCGAGGAGGTGGCACCGGCTAAGAAGGCCCCCGCCAAGAAGGCAGCGCCGGTCGAAGTCGAGGAGGAGGCACCCGCCCCAGCCAAGGCAACCACCAAGAAGGCTGGCAAGGTCGCCCTCACTGCCGAGGCCATCGCCACCCGCATCGTGGAGGAGACCATCGAGAGTCTCAATGCGAAGGGCACCGAGTACGATGCGGCGAAACTGGCCAAGTCCTCTAAGCGTAATGCGACGATGGACGATCAACTCGAGGCCAACCCGGACCTCAGCGACGACGTCATGGATCTGCTGGCCAATGTGAAGTGGATCACCAAGCAGATGCCCGAGTAGTGCATAGCAGTTAGTCACTAACCACGAGGGTGTCACGGGAGACAAGCCGGGCGAGATACCGTGGCACGAAGGTCTGGAGCGCAAGCCGCAGTCCAGGACACCCCAACACCCGGCCTATACCAAGGGATGGAGGCAGGATGAAAGTAGTACTAGTAGAAACCATACCGACAGTTAACCCTGTCCCTTACTCGTATACGCCATACGCCATACGCTCTGGGGGGTGGCACATGAAGGCTGTCCTCCAGGCCATTGGTGAACAAGCCGGGTTACTCGATCCGTGGGAACGCCCCGCAAGTGGATGGTCGACAACCAGTGGCTCTGAGGGGGCCAACGTGGGCGAGACCTGTACCTGGGCCGCGCCCCTCTGGCCCCTCATGGGCCTCGCATGGGAGGCAATGATACTCCCGGCCACCGCACCAGATGGTCATGCCGTACCCGAGCAATCGTATGAGTTCGACTGCGGCGAGACAGTGTACTTCAGCCCCGACTGGGCGACCAAGTTAACCGCATGGCCCGACGCCAACGGTGACATGGTCCACCTCAAGGGCAAGATGGTGCCGTGCCTCGACGAGTGTAAGTGCACGTGGCGATCGGCTAACAAATCTATTGCCGACTGGTGGTTAGCGGTGACCCAGTTGAAGTCATACTGCATGGCGATGGGGGTGTTCCGGGGACGGCTCACCGTGGTCTACGTCAATGGGCATTATGAGAAAAACGTCGTGGGTGTGCCAGTATTGAAACGCCACTGGATCGAGTTCACCCGCGCAGACTTCGATATGCAAGAGGAGTTAATCAACGGATGGCTACAAGAACGCGCAACACTACGCAAGGCTTTTCACAAGCATCGTCAGCAGCAGGCGATACGAGGCTAGCCGGTTTCTGGGATGACCAGGAGGATGTGCCGGATGAGAAGCCGAGACTGAAACTAGCCATTGCTGGACTCACCGGCAGTGGCAAGACACGCATAGCACTCACAGCGGAGGAAGCCATCGGCGCTATCCTCGTTGACCCCAATGGGCACGACACCGTGATGGCCGCAGTGAAGGGGAGAGGCGAATGGAAAGGTAAGCCTCGTCGTATCTTCATACCCAAGGACGACCTGCGTGCGCCGCTGTTCAATCCCATACGGCTGGGCAAACTGATCAAGGAGGCCGAGGAGGCGGTGGCCAGGGGCGAGAAGGACCCCACCCAGCTTATACATAGGGAACATATGCAACGGGTGCAGGCGGCGATGGGTGACCTGTGCGTGGATGATAGGGTACGCACCATACTCATTGACGGGGCGAATAAGATCCACCAGTCGGCGTCATTCGCTGAACACGGTCGGATCGAGAAGGTGATGCAACGCGAACGCGGTGAGATGAATCGCATACTCACTGACATCATGCAAGCCCCCGACCTCGCTGGTAAACATACCATCATCACTGCCGAGGCCCAGAGTAGATACGTGGATGTCACTGGCCGGGGTCGTGATGGGCAGTCGCAGACCAAGTCAGTGGAGACCCAGTTCCTCAAGCGTGGCGGCTGGAGTGGACTAGGTGGCACGGTACGTGTCGAGGCGATGTCGATGTTCTGCAACGACAACCTCATGGTGGACCGGGCCAACTTCATCCTGGAGGATCACTTCGACGGCTTCGTCGCCAGCGGTGCGGAGTTCTGGAAGCGGGTACGCAAACGTAACCCAAGGTCAGTGGACAGCTGTGTAGTGGGGGACTTCCTCCTCATACTGCAACAGTCCAAGGACAACGTCGATCTCCTCATTGGGGAGCGGGAGTGGAGTGTGTTTGTCAACAAGGAGATCACCTTCCCCGAATTGTATCGCCGCATCTGGGACAGGGAACTCGACGATGAGTGACACCAGGGAATTGACGGTTGACCAGTTCGACTCCCTGGTCGCCACCATGTACGACGACATCACCCAACCCACTGTGGGCACCATCGCTAGCCAGCTTGGGGTCGGCTACAGCGTGGTGTACAGGGCATTGAAACGCAAGGGAGTGAGACGCCGACCGCAGGGGCCGGTACGTATTGGGTTTCTCGCGGGGTCCAAGAGCGATCAGGTGGCCCAGTTGTTAGTCACTAACCACCCGCTCCATAGGAACAACCCCATGCGCTTGTCCCATACCGACATCGCGCACAAGGTAGGCTGCACCAGGGAATTGGTAAGGAATGTCTGTGCCAAGTTAAAAGCAAGGGGGAAGTTAAAGCAATGACCAAGATGGCCGCGTGCCACGTATGCAAGACGATAGTAGCCTGTGTCGAGAAGGAGGGACAGTTACTGTACCGGGACCACATGGATGGGGACGACATGTGCGAGGGATCGTATGACGTGGTAGAGACCAATGTAGTAGACCACCAGCCAGTGGAGGCGAAGCGGGTACCCGTGGACTACATCTACCACCAGTTGAACTGGGACTTCATCCACGGCCTAGCCCAGATCGCCAGCTATGCCCAAGGGAAGTATGGGTCGGTGCAGCAGTATGCCGACAGCCGTCTCGCCGGGGAGAAGTCACCTGTCAATCACATGCTGCGCCACATCGGGCAGTACATTACCGGCGAGGAGCATGATCACTTTGGCAACGTGGAGAGCCACCTGTTGGCAATCGCGTACAACGCCATGATGGAATACTTCTACTACCAAACCTATGGAAGCGAGGACTACAAGTTACATGTCAACCGCACAGATGGCCCTGCCCGACGATCATCCGATGATGAAGGCATGGAATAAGTGGTGCGCCACAGACGAGTTCAAAACCGCTCTCATGTGGGCAACCAAGACGCACTATGACGACGGACGCCCTATCAATCCGATCCAGATAGAGCAGCACGCCAAAGGCACAATGTGGTTAGCCTTCACGAAAGGAATGGAGATCAATGTCAACACCAATGACACCAGCAACACAGGGACTGAATAGACCCATAGCCGAACGGCTCATCGAAACCCCGGCAGGTGTCATCCACCTGTACACCGTGGAGAAACCCGACCACAGCCTGGAGGTGACCGCCACTATGAAAACCAAGGTCACTGTCCATGCCGACGCCCTGCTCATGCACGACAAGATGGGCAAGGAGTTGGTACGCAAGGCCGAGGACACCGCAGTGCGAAAGTTAATCTCTACCGTACTGCTACCCCCGCCACTGTTGAGTATCGTGCGGGAGTTGAACGTCCTGTGCATGGAATGCCTCGTATCGTCACCTGACAGCGCCCACCTGGAGGACCTCAAGCTCAAGCGGATGGACCTCACCGACCAGTTGGCCAAGATCCAGGCCATCGTGCGCCAACCATACCTGGAGGGAACCTATGGGCATGACGCTCGACCTGCCGACGATCAGGGTTGACATGCGCGAGGGTAGTAAAACTCTCGTCCCGCTACTGGAGAACACATGCAATGTCATACAGGTACCCATGCTACCCGCCGGGGACTTCATGTGGCGGTCCCGTCTCCGCGATGGATCAACGGTCAAGACGCTATGCGAATACAAGACCTTCGCCGACTTCCTCACTAGCAAACGAGATGGCCGTCTACTCGAACAGGTCGTCAACATGCTGGAGTTTGGCGACCGTAACATACTCCTCATCGAGGGGGACTGGGGACTTGGCCCACGGGGGCTGGCAGTGGTACGAGGTAAGCCTTGGAAGGGATACCCGGAAGGGCGGTACCAAGTGCCCCTGACCGGGACGGCAAGACCGCCGACGTTTGCCGAACTATCTGGCTTCCTCTGGGAACTGCAGTACATCGCAGGCTTCCAAATCTGGAGGTCCATGTCCAAGGATGAGAGCGCGGCACTGGTATCGCAAGCCTGCCGCCTGGAGTGGAAGTCGTGGAAGGAGCACGACGCACTGGGAGTAGACGGGGTGGTGGGTGCCAAGGTGGAGAAGTCCACGCCCAGCGGTGGCCCCCGGTTCCTGACCCCGGGTAAGTGCTGGCGGATGGCCGCGCAGATCGACGGGCTGGGTAGCTTGGCAAGTTACACAGAACATGGGTTCGACACGCCATACGAGATGGTCACCGCCAGCGTGGAATCCTGGGAGGCAGTGTTACCCGCTAAGCAGAAGTGGAGGGCACGCACCATCCACAAGTGGTTACGCGAGAGATAGGTTAGTAACTAACAAGGAGAACGAACCATGCAAGTATCAATGAAACAACTGGCCACCGCACATGGCAGGTGGATGGAGGCGCTGTGTACCGCACGACGGCTGCTAAGCAAACCCGGCAAGTGGTCCCGCAGCACCATGAGCTTGAGTCGTAACGGCATGCCATGCAACGTCGGCGAGGCCACCCGGTACAGTCTCACTGGTGCACTCGAATGGGCACTGGATGACCCCAACGAACTGTACGCCCTATGCCAGTACATCTGCCGGGAACTGGGGATGAAAGGGAATCTCCACGATTGGCACCGCCGCCTGGAGACCGGAGGTGAGGTGGTGGTACTGGCTGATGTCATCCGGCTGCTGGACAAGGCGATCCGCGCCACCGAAAGGAGAATCGAGAACCATGAACGATAGAAACATGTGGTACGCCTGGGTGCGGGGCCTCGCCGACATCGTTATCCATATGCTGTGGATCAGTGCCCTGGTGACGTATCTAATGCCCCTCCTATGGGAAGTACACAAGGCCATCAACGTACACGGTGCACGGTGACGTATGGCTGTAGACTTCTGGCCGTACCTAACCAGGGGCGTCGGGGCGCGGTGCAGTCAGTGCATTGCCCGTCTCGACCCCAGCCAGTTCAGTCACGTCGTACCACCGGCAGGACCAGCGGATGCGGAAGTGGTATTCGTTGGCGAGGCCCCCGGTGGGCAGGAGCGGGACGAGCCGTTCCAGGGCAACGCTGGGCAGGAACTCGACAACCACTATCTCCCACTGGCCAAGCTGGAACGGTCTGAAGTGTATATCACTAATGTCTGCAAGTGCCGCCCACCCAGTAACCGGACCCCAAACGTGAGTGAGATTAACGCCTGTGCCCAGCACTTCCTGGTACGGGAACTCGACCGGCTAAACCCTAAGCTGGTTGTCCTCATGGGCGGCACCGCTTCCAGTATAGTCGATGGCAACCCGGTAGATCTAGAGTCAGATCATGGGAGACACTACCGGGGGACGATACTAGGCCGTGGCCCGTATGACATCATGCCCACGTACCACCCGGCGCTGGGCCTGCATGTGAGTAATCGCATTGACGCCATCGAGGAGGGGTTTGCCAATGTGGGACGCTGGCTTGCCGGGACGTACAGTGAGCCGGTCGATGAGTGGGCCGGTGACGAGGAGTACATCTACCTGGAGCAGGGGGTCGGGCGGCTCTGGCCCAGGA